CATTATGGGGAAAGAGGTAAAAAACAGCAAGATAACTGCTCAAGACATCGGGACAATCGACAAGCTTATGTCAAAGGGATTGACGGCGAATGAGATTAGCGAAATTACCGGCAGGAGCAGGGCGGGCGTACACAATTACATGCGCCTTTTGCGCTTTGTGAAGGACGGCAAACCAATCAACATGAACCCGACACGGTTTTGCGCCGATGCGCTTTGCGATTATGCAGAAATAAAAGGGTACCCGGAAGTTATAAACCTGTACGATGCAGAACCCGAACCACCGCACGCAGAACAAACCCGGCTTGACCTGTGCATTGAAGATTCCCCGAACGTAGGAACCGACAGTGTGCTGTTGCGCATTGCGGTTGCGCTTGAATCCATTGCGAAAAGGCTCACGGGGTGCGGCGCATGAATGACAGCATAGTACAAGACCTGCGGGTTGAACGGTGCTACGTGTGCGGTACCTCCCGGGAACTGGAATTGCATCACATCATGCACGGCGTGGCAAATCGGCGGTTGAGCACAAAGTATGGGTTGACCTGTTGGCTGTGCGCCTACCATCACAGGGGCAAATACGGCGCACACCTAAACGCAGAGGTGAACCACAAGCTACAGGAAGCGGCACAGGCGGCGTTTGAACAGACGCACTCCCACGCAGAGTGGATGAAGATTTTCGGCAAAAATTATTTGTGAAGAAAGGAAGCAAGGGCAATGGGAGCACCACGAATCACAGAGGAAGAATACAACACAGTAAAGACGTTGATGAAGACGGGGAAATTCACGCAGGAACAGATTGCGGACATTATCGGGCGCACCGCATCGGCAATTTCTGCGATGTATTCGTCGGATACGTTTGATGAATATCTCAAAAAGCGGATAGCAAATAGCCGCAAGTATAACAAGCACAAGAGAGAAACGCCCGGGAATGCCCCGAAACAGCCCGTGCAGACCGCTGAAGCACAACAGCCCGCACCCGTGCAGTTGCCGTTCTACGTGATGGAACAACTGCGGAAAACCAACGAACTTTTGACGGGCATTTCGCAGAAGTTGGCGTACATTGTGGAAGACCTGTACGGCACCGGAAAGAAGGAAAACTGATGGCGAAAGAGTATGTGCCGATCTTCTTTGAATGGCTTGATGTCACGCAGGATTTGACGGCGGAAGAAAAAGGCAACCTGATTGATGCCGTGGTTTCCTACGCAAGCGGCAGGGAGTATGAACACCTGCTGTGCGGTGCCTGCCGGATTGCGTTCCGCTTTTTGAAGGGGCAGGTTGACCGCAACGCCGCAATATCTGATGTTCGCAGGCAGGCACGGCAGGGCAAAACGCAACAACCCGTTGCAACAGATAACAAACCACAACAAAACATAACAAACGACAACAAACCCGAACAACCAACAACAAATTTGCCAAAAGAGAAAGAGAAAGAAAAAGATAAAGATAAAGATAAAGATAAAGACAAAGAGGTAAAGCGGCGGTTTACACCGCCCACCCCCGCAGAGGTTGCGGCGTACTGCAAAGAACGGAACAACGGGATCAACCCGGATTATTTTGTGGACTATTACGCCGCACGTGGTTGGGTGTTGAGCAATGGCAAACAGGTTCGGGATTGGCGTGCTTGCGTGCGCACTTGGGAAAACCGGGAAAAGGAAAGGGGGAACAGTAAACCACCGGTCAAAACCGTAGCGGCACAGCAGTACGAACAGCGGGATTATGCCGCAGAGGATGACTTGGACTCCGTGCTTGATGGACTGCGGCACGCATGACAGCCGGAAATACCCGCCATTCGTGAAAAACGGGGCAATGCAGGCGGTTTGGAACGCTTGGCGGGTATTTGCCCGGGTTAGAACTAAAACGGCTGAAAGGGGCATTTTTCGTGGAATACGGGCAAGGCACACTTTGCAGTGTTTGCAAATGGGCGAAGGACAATTTCAGGGGCGCATGCTATTGCATGGAATACGGGTACATAGTCAGCATGGGAAAACACGTATGCAGGGGGTTTGAAAACCGTGAACAAGTTCGGGGCGAGAAAAACAACGGTGGACGGGATCACGTTTGACAGCGCACGGGAAGCCCGAAGGTATGCGGAACTGCGCATATTGGAACGGGCGGGCGCTATCACAGACCTGCGGCGGCAGGTGCCGTTTGAACTGATACCGAGCCAACGCCGTGGCGGGAAAGTGGTGGAGCGCCCGGTGAAATACGTTGCGGATTTCGTTTACACCGAACGTGGGGAAGACGTGGTGGAGGACGTGAAAAGCCCCGCCACCCGGACAAAGGAATACGTGATCAAACGAAAACTGATGCTGTGGGAATTCGGAATACAGGTGCGGGAGGTGTAGAGATGACGGCGGAGGATACCAAACGGGCTGAATCAGTTGTTCAGCGCCTACGGCATAGCCGCCGGGGAGAAGTTACCGGCGTGGCGGATTGGGAAATCAAACTGTTGCTTGAATACATTGACGAATTAAAACGAAAGGCGGAAACGAAATGAATCATATCACGATTATTGGCAACTTGACCAAAGCGCCTGAACTCAGAAGCACGCATGACGGGACGCCCGTATGCGGGTTTACGGTTGCGGTGAACCGGCAGAAGACGAAAAACAACCCTGACCCCGGAGCGGATTTTTTCAACGTAAACGCATGGCGGGGGTTGGGCGAAACATGCGCCAAATACCTCGAAAAAGGGCGCAAAGTGGCTGTCAGCGGGCGCATTAGCCTGCGCACGTGGGAAAAGGACGGCAAACACGGGGCAAGCCTTGAGGTGTTAGCGGATGATGTGGAATTCCTTTCCGCCCGCACTGCCGCCCCGGCGGATGCCGACACGGGCATGCAGGTGGTTGAACCTGATGACCTCCCGTACTGATGATTTGCCCGTGCAAGACCTGTGACCGGCAGGGGTGCGGCAGGGATCACGACACCTGCGAACCGTACAAAGCGTGGAAGCGTGAACGTGACCTTGCCCGCACCCAACGTGGCGAACAGGTGAAAATTGAGCGGTACTTCAAACATCAACGGTATTTGCGGAGGTTTGGGAAAAAGGATGGAACATAAAACACAAAACCCGGCTAAAGCGTACCTTCTGCGGTACCGGGGACTGAAAGCGAAATGCGCCGCACTTGAGCGGGCTATATCGGCGGCGTATGAAGATGCCACCAACACCACGGTAGCGCTGAAGGAAATCTGCGTGCAGACATCCGGCGGCGGGGAAATGATGGCAAACGCCGTGGTAAACGTGCTCGATGCAACAGCCATGCTTGAAGACCGGCGGCGGGAATGTCAAATTGCACTGCGGGAAATAATGGACGCCATTGACAGCGTTCAGGACGCCGTACAGCAAACCATATTGATTGAACACTACATCAACGGGCGTACACTGGCGGATATACAGACAGATATTTGCTATGAAAAGCGGAACACCATAATCATACACGGGCGGGCATTGTGGAACGTGTGGCAGTGGATGCGGCGAAAGGGGTTGTGCGAATGAAAGAATACGCTTGCAACGGATGCATATACCTGCACAAAATTTGGCACACTAACAAGCGTGGGAACGGCGTCACGGTCAAATACTGGTGTATAGAGCGGGGCGGGTTTGTGTACAAACGCCCGGAAAAATGCGAAAGGCGGAACAGTGGGAATGAGGATTGAGTTGCGGCGCTACCCGGATGCGCAAGACCTGCGATGGATGAAAGAGTGTACGATTGGCACCATGGGGAAAGAAGTCAGGACGCCGCCCACATCGGATTTTCTGCGGCGGCTGTTGGTTGCCCGGCACTCCCCTATCCGGGAATTGACGTTTTCCTATGTGATCAGGGATATACCGTATTGGGTTTCTGTACACCTTGTGCGGCACCACGTGGGGTTTCAGCCCTACGTGCAAAGCCAAAGAAACGACCGGCAAACGCAGTATGACCGCACCAAAGCGCCGCAGGATGCACTTGTGACCATGCGGGTGACGCTGAATGCGGAAGCCCTGCTGAACCTCGCAAACAAGCGGCTTTGCACAAAGGCGTCCCCGGAAACCCGGGAAGTGGTGCAACGCATGTGCACACTGGCGGAACAGGTGATGCCGGAACTTAAAGGCTTGCTTGTGCCGATGTGCGAATATCACGGCGGGGTGTGCCATGAAATTCAACCGTGCGGGAAGCAGGTGAAATGGAATGGTTGACATTGAGAAGGTTATTAGAGCAGTTGATTCATGCTTTGACTACTGGTTAGATAAACATGGATATTTAAGTCAATTAGAGTTGGAACATGTCCGGCAGATTAAAGCAGATGCTCTCGCCCTGCTGAAAGAGCAGGAAGCGGTTGAGCCGAGAGTATCAACTGCTGAACAGAGGTGCGGTCATTGCAACAAAGTTATCGAAATGGACGGATGGAAAGTGTGTCCGTGGTGCGGAAAGATGATTGATTGGGAAAGGTGGTGGTAGAAGAATGGTACATGCAATCAAGATACGTGAGTCGTTTGCTGATGCGGTTAATCGTGGCGATAAAACATTTGAGGTTCGCAAGAATGACAGAGGCTATCAGAAGGGTGATACTGTAAGGTTCATCGTTCTATATGATTCAGACGGATGTGAAATGGTGAGTCATCCGCTGATGAAAAAGGAATATGAAATCACCTACGTTTTGTCCGGATGGGGAATTGAAGATGGATACTGCGTGTTCGGAATCAAACCGAAGGAAGGTCGGTGAAGTGAATGGCTGACTTGGAGACGGTGATCACACATTTGCAGATCATCCATACATGGGCAGAATTCGCCCGTGAACGTGATTTGAATTTTTTCACGGCAAAACATTTGGAAGACATAGCACAATGGTCGGACGATGCGCTGAATCTGCTGAAAGAGCAGGAAAATGAGACTAAGGAACTGCGTTCGATTATTGAGTTTTGGAAAGAGAAAGTATTTGCCGGGGATAACAAAATACAACTAAAGTGGTAGGGGGTGCGGGGATGACAATATTCTTTGACGAAAACGGGAACAGCTTGTGGAAGTTTTACCGGAAATCATACCGGAAAGCCCGGTGGAGGAAAAGCGGACAGCGGAAACTTGACTACATGCTGAAATGCGGGTACAAAAGCGGGTTGATAGGCGTGATTTGAACAAACGTTGACAATCGTCAACAAACGTTATCAAAAGTTTGCACCCAGTTGCACTTATTTTTCAGCTATAATGTAAACTGTCCCAAAGGGACAGACGGCAAACAGCCACAATCCGGCGGGGACTATACACTTTTTTCAAGGCATCAAGGCGGGACGGCACACCCGCCTTTTTGCGTGCACCCGTCTTCTTCTTTCTTCAGCGGGCGCATATTAAACTGCGGGGCGACAGCGTCTTACCTCCTGCGCTGTCGGGGTGACGCCCTAATGCGGGGATTGACCCGCCGTGCGAGGTTGAGGTCACGGGGTGTTGTTTGGAGGAATCGTATAACGTGCGTTAAACGTTTGAGGTGATAACATGAAACCGGGGTGAACTGGCGGAAGATAAAGGCGGAATACATAGCGGGCGGCATTAGCCAAAGGGCACTGGCAGAAAAGCACGGGGTTTCGCTGAAAACAATCGAACGGCGTGCACAGCGGGAGAAGTGGACGGCAAAACGAAAGAACGCAGACCGCAAAGCTGTCGAAAAGGTGGCGGAAAAAACCGCTGAAATTGTTGCGGATAATGCCACACTGTGCGAGAGGATCAAAACAAAACTGCTGTTGCGCCTTGATGCAATGGTTGACGCCTTTCCAACAGGGAATGCACAAGAAGTCAAAATGAAGCAGGAAGGTACAGAGATAATTTTCCGAATGCGGGACATTGCCGCCGTGTATGCCGCACTTGAGGACAAAGCAACAAGCGCAGGACATAACCCGGATATTGAAGACCTTTCCCCGCTTGTGGAGTTGTTCAAGGAATGAGCAAAACAGCAACAATTCCGTGGGGCGCATTTTCGCCGAAACATAAGGCATACATACGGGCGGCGTTGAAGAACCGTATGTGCGTGGCAGAAGGTGCCATTCGTTCCGGCAAAACCATTGACCACTGCATAATAGCGGCGGCGTACCTTGAGGAAACACCGGACAAATACCACCTTGCATCAGGGTCAACAATCGGCAACGCAAAGCTGAACATTGGCGTGTGTAATGGTTTCGGGCTTGAAAACATCTTCCGTGGGCGGTGCAGGTGGGGCAAATACCGGGACAATGAAGCGTTATTCATCCAAACACGCACCGGGGAAAAAGTGATCATATTCACCGGCGGGGCGAAAGCCGATGCGTACAAGCGCATTTTGGGAAACTCTTACGGGCTGTGGATTGCCACGGAAATCAACGAACATTACGACAGCACCGACAGCCGTATTTCGTTTCTGAAAGTCGCCACCGGGCGACAGATTGCGGCACAGCGCCCGTTTACACTGTGGGATCTGAACCCGTGCAACCCCAAAGCCCGGATATATGAGGATTATATAGACAAATACCGGGAACAGGGGCTTGCGGGCGGATATCTGTATGAACATTTCACCATCCGGGACAATGCCACCATTACCCCGGAGCGAATTGCGGAGATTGAAAGCCGGTACGACCCCAATACAGTGTGGTACAGGCGTGACATATTGGGGGAACGGGCTGTTGCCGAAGGGCTGATATATCAGTTGTTTGCGGATCAGCCCGACCGGTACATCCTGACGAAAGAACCACAGATTCAGCATGCCACCATCGGCGTTGACTTTGGCGGCGGCACGTCGGCGCATGCTTTTTGTTGTTTGGGAAGAAGCGGCAACCACATAGTGGTGCTTGATGAATACCGGGAGAAGGAAGCACTGAACCCGAACAAATTACAGCAGGATTTCGTGGATTTCGTGCGGCGCTGTCAGATGCGGTGGCTTGTGACAGATGCGTGGTGTGATTCGGAAGAGCAAACGCTGATTAACGGGTTGCGGTCAGCGGCGGCGCAAAACCGGTTGCCGATAAATATCGGGAATGCGCTTAAACGCCACATAAACGACCGAATCAGGGCGCTGTGCATTCTGATGGGCGCTGATAGGTTCGCCATCATGCACACCTGTAAATGGACGATTGACGCCCTGAGAAACGCCATTTGGGACGCAACCAAACTGACGGAGGATGTGCGGCTTGACAATGGCACCACAAACATTGATAGCCTTGACGCCTTGGAGTATAGCTTTGAACGTGACATACCGGTACTGATTGAAGGGTGGGGAAAATAATGCGGGTAAACGTTTCTGACATATCTGCACAGCGGCTTTTTATTGGATGGACGGGCGAAAACAAGCACATCCAGTTTGCATATGATTTCACTGGCATGCTTGCGGAATACCCTGATGCGGGGGTTTCGATGACCGTGCACCCGCCTGTCGGTGATGACTACCCGCACACCCTGACACGGGATGGCAATATCCTGCTGTGGGAAGTGTTGGCTTCCGACTGTGCACACGAAGGGGACGGAACGTATCAGATCACGTTTACGCAGGGCGAACACGTGGCGAAATCCCTTATGGGCTTTTTCACTGTGCGCAAATCCCTGACCGGCAGTGGCGAAGCGCCGGAACCCGTGCAGGACTGGATTGCAGACGCAGAAGCGGCACTGTTTGCCCTGACAGGCATGCAGGCACGTGCGGTGACGCTTGACCCCGGAAGTGCCGCCACGGCGCAGATTGTGGAGGAAAACGGGCGCAAGGTCATCGTCATTGGCGTACCGGCAGGATTGCAGGGCGAAACCGGGGAACCCGGAGCACCCGGAGAACCCGGCGCACCCGGAAAAGATGGCGATGACGGCGTAACACCGGCGTTTTCTATTGGCACGGTCACTACCCTGCCCGCAGGTTCCTCTGCAACCGTAACCATTACCGGCACCACGGAAGCGCCGGTGCTGAACCTTGGCATACCACGTGGCGCAGATGGGCAGGCGGGTGACCTGATTGATGACAATGCAGGCGCAGGCGTCACCGGGAAAACGTGGTCAGCGAACAAACTGGCGGCGGATCAAACTGCTGTTTTGAGCGCTTTAACGCAGAAGCAGGACAAGCCACAGACTCCCGGCACAGCAGGTCAGGTGCTTGGGCTTGACTCCAATCTTGACCCCGTTTGGACGGATCAGACAGGCGGTGATGAATCCGGTTTGGCTCCGGTCATCAAGAATACGGCATCCGGGGAGATTGCGAGTTTTTCTGACGGAGCAGACGGGCGGCAGATTGACAGCTTGGTGGTTAATATCACTCCTGTGCAGAGCGGCTCCGGTGATCCTTCCCCGGATAATGTCAGACCGATCACGGGGTGGACTGGTTGTGATATTTGGGATGATCCAAAGTATGGCGGGTTTATTAAATGGAATCAGCTTACTAATAGTTTGAATGCGAATAGCGGAGTTTTGGGTATAGTTCGCACTATTGTTGTGGACGATTCAGGGAACAGAGGATTAAGGTATACCGGGACATCTACTTCATCGACAAACTTTACTGCTTCAGCAGTTGCAGAAGAACTTTTCACGATTGGGCATAAACTCTTGTATGACATAGGCTGTGACCTTCCAAGTGGGTGCAGGAACAGTTTAGCCACATCAGGCAGGGCTGTAATAAAGACGGCGCAAGGTATTAGCGACAGATCGTTCGGCGTTGTAATTAACAGCGGCACAACTGTTGATTTTACGACATATCCACAAGTGTTTGACCTTACCCTAATGTTCGGAGCCGGGAACGAACCTTCCACCGTTGAAGAATTTAAAGCCTTATTCCCAAAATATTACTACGCTTATAACACAGGCGAAACAACCACAGTATCTGCCGTAAATGGTGATCCTTATCGGCATCTCCCCATCTCATGGCAATCCGTAGCCGGGACGGTGTACGGGGGAACCTTGGATGTTATATCCGGGGTGCTGACGGTGGATAGGGCAATGGTTGATCCAACGAGATGGACACAGTACAAGTCCTCAAATGGATATATTGCGTATCAGAATACAAATCTTCCTTACGG